GCTCAATGGTAGAGCACTCGACTGATAATCGAGCGACCCAGGATCGTTACCCGGACAGGCTACCAAATGTCTTTACAACGCTGAGAAGATGCTGTATAATAAGTATTCAACGCGGGGTTCGTATAGTGGTAATACCTTAGCCTTCCAAGCTAAAGCGAGGAGTTCGATTCTCCTACCCCGCTCCACTTAAGGAATAGCATTATGGACATGGATCAAGCGGCAGTATTCTTAGCCGGTAGTATTTTAACAATGATAGGTTTTATTGTGCTTGTAGCTGGTGTGGTTGCGATCAACAACATCATTCACAAGTACTGGAAAAGTTTTGGCTGGAAGTTGTTTCCAGTGTATTTGGATCAGCCAAATCCTAGGTTTGCAGAACCGCAAGAAGTTGACAAGTCAATTGATCCCAAGTTAAAGTAAGTTTTTGTCGGAGTGTAGCTCAGTCTGGTCTAGAGCACTGCGTTTGGGACGCAGGGGTCCAAGGTTCGAATCCTTGTACTCCGACCATTTAGGAGAACTATATGCCAATGTACGAAACAACTGTGAGAACCCCGCAAGGTGAAGAAAAGAAGCGCATCTATGCAGGCACGCCGCAGGAAGCCAAAAAGTTGTTTGAACAAATGTACGGAGGGCCTCGAGCTGTTCCTTACATCCCGCATATAGTTCCAAGTTAAGTTTCGTAGCGGTGCCCGAGTGGTCCAAGGGAACGGATTGCAAATCCGTAAAGCCGTGAGTTCAAATCTCACCCGCTACTCCAAGTTTAGAAAAAGTGTGTTGGAAACTCATTGACCATGGGCCCAACTACCAGGGACCTCATTAGATCCAGCGCCGCTGAACGGGCGAAAGCCGCGGTAGACTGCTAGTCACAGTCGTTTTATGTTGCTGGAGGGACAAGGGCTACCCGAAAGGATGTTCTATACCCTTAAACACAAGGTAGTACTTTTTTTAATTCGATATGGAAGTGTGGTCGAGTGGTCTATGGCTCTAGTCTTGAAAACTAGCGGTCCTGAAAGGGGTCCGTGGGTTCGAATCCCACCGCTTCCACCATATAAGTACAATAAGCAAGGAGACAACCATGGCACAAGTCACAGCAAAAACACCCGCAGAAAAAATGGCGGTATACCAAAACAAGATTACACTAGAGCGATTAATTTGCGACAACATCTACCACAAACGAGTGTTTGATGATGCCACGTGGTTGAGTGTTCGCAAGGAAAACGAACAGCGCAAATTTCTCATTAGAGAAGATGCGTTGACAAGAATAGAATAACGGGTGATTAGCTCAGCGGTAGAGTCGCTGCCTTACACGCAGTTTGTCGGGAGTTCGATCCTCTCATCACCCACCAATCAAATTGCCTCTTTAGCTGATGTGGTCATAGCACCGGACTGAAAATCCGGGGAACCAGGGTCGGAACCTGGAGGAGGCACCATTTCAACTTGACATTATCATGCTGTACATATATAATTGTACAATGTACAAGGAACAACAATGAGCAGAATAGACTAACCAGGATGCCATCCGCTGACTGTCTGGGACAACGAGGTTCCACAGGAACTGATGCAAGAAGTGTATGACTTTCTCATGGACAGTGAATATTGTGTGAACTTTTACGATCAAAGCCACAGTAACTACTATCCAAGAACAAAAACTTATCACATTCCGCGAACACATCCGGCGGCGGTTCGTTTGCCATTGGCCTGGGATGAACAAAGTACAGAGCACCGTGCAAATGTTGCTTGGAAGCTATGGGTTCATTTACAAAAAATACTAAACAACGAATACACAATTCAAGGCGCTAAAGAAGGTATGCCAAACTACATGCTTGGCATTAGTCCGTTGAGCAGTTTTGACAAGCCCGACGGCACTCCAGGCAAGCCCAATTGCGCCTGGCGAGTATTTGGTGATGGTCAAGAACATGAGCTGCGAGCACACACCAAGGCCATTCACAGTGACAGCATTGACATGGCTGACGACACATTGTACACCTTGGTGTATTTTGCCAACCTAGAGTGGTACCCACAATACTATGGTGAGACGCTGTTTCATAGTAATGTACCAATGAACGGTGACTACACACGAAAGTTTGAAGACGACCAAAGCCGTGAATTTCCCATTGGCGAAGTAGAAAATGTTGTGGCGCCAAATCCTGGTCGAGTCATGTTGTTTGACAGCAGATATCTGCATCAAATCAAAAGTGTGGCCACTTATTGCCCGGAAAATTTACACGGGCTGGTGTTTAGAATCAAGAAGAACGGACCGGGACTGCAAAAAGCGGATCAGGCATAAACTCTTTCACTTGCTGTGCAAGCAATGGATCGGGCGTGAACTGTCTTGATGTAGTAGCGTAGGTGGTTGGCATGTAAGGTTGTGTGTTAGCCACTTGATATAGAGAATCCACAGCAGTGTGTACATCGATCATACTGTATTTATTTTGCCCCGGTGGTGTAATGGTAGCCACGCTGGTCTTAGAAGCCAGTGCCTAGTGCGTGTCGGTTCGAGTCCGACCTGGGGCACCAACATGCGAGAGTGGTGGAATGGTATACACAGCAGACTTAAAATCTGCCGCCGCAAGGCATACGGGTTCGAGTCCCGTCTCTCGCACCATGAGCCCCTGTGGACAAATCTTGGTAAAGTCGCCTCTCTCAAACAGAGGAGTATAATATGTGAGTTCGAATCTCACCAGGGGTACCATTAATAGTACTGTAACAGTTTCCGAGTTAAATAGAAAGAAGATGATGAAAAAATTAGACATCAATCAAGTAGCAGAGTTTATTCGGGCCCAAACTCCCGAAACAAAAATCTATCTCGGTTGCGACAGCGAGCGTGTGAAAATAGACGGCGCTTGGCATGCTGACTATGTATTAGCCATTGTGGTACACATCAACGGCAACAACGGTTGCAAGTTGTTTGGCGAAGTGCAACGTGAGCGTGACTACGATCAAAAGTACAGCCGGCCAAGCACCCGACTCATGACCGAAGTATACAAGGTCAGTGAACTGTACTTGAAACTGGAAGAAGTTCTAGAAGGACGAGCAGTTGAAGTACACCTTGACATCAACCCCGACGAACAACACGGCTCTAGCTGTGTTATTTCACAAGCTGTGGGTTATATCAAGGGCGTGTGCAACGTTATACCTTTTGTAAAACCTGATGCGTTTGCGGCCAGTTATGCCGCAGATAGATTCAAAAGCCTACGTGCAGCATAAGACAATGCGGAATTAGTTTAGGGGTAAAACGCGACCTTGCCAAGGTCATGTCACCAGTTCGATTCTGGTATTCCGCTCCAAAATACGGCCCTATCCTCTGCGGACTGATCATCCATGCACGATAGGGTTTTCTATCAGCTCTTGTAGTACAAAGGCAGTACAATACATTGGTAATGTATAGACGCTGGATCGTTACCAGCCTAGAGCACCAGTTCGGCCTTTAGTTCAATGGATAGAATGCCGGGCTTCGAACCCGGAGATGGGAGTTCGATCCTCTCAGGGCCGGCCAGATATAAATAGTTTACCATAGGAGATTTATCATGAGAACTACCACCGTTACTTGGCTAAAAGGTCATGTTACCCCAGAAGACTTAGAAGCAAAAAAGCAAAGAATGTATGATGCTGCAATTAGCATTGCAGGGGAATCATACAAAGATGAAATAAATCAAACATCAAACGAAGAAAATGGATCAATTACAGTGACCCGTGCCTGGCCTGACGCCGAAAAAGCGCAGGCATGGGTTGACTATGTGTTAAGCGAAGGTGCTGATTCAGCCCAAATTAATCCAGAATGACCTCCAGTGCCAAGTTCTACAAAATAAAACTAATAAACAGATTACTAGAACATACTCATCGACTTAAGACTGATTTAATACATGAACTGACCACAAACGCAACTGATCCTGTTGTGTTCAAAAGAAGACTTAGAATGTTACGTCATGTCAACAGTTACGAAAGTCAACTTTTACAAAAAATTGAAAACTTTGAAACCGACGACATTCAAGATTTAGTAAACTTTGATGTTGCTCCTTTTTTCAAAGATATAACCTGGCGTAGTTCATGAGACCACTATTGTCTTTAATCAATCCTAAATATTTTTACAGAATACTAGATTGGCAACATAAACCTTATGAACTGGTAGGCAGCATTGCCAAGGTTCAAGGGTTTGATTATTACAATAATTTAATTGATCTCAACAGCATATTTTCAACCTTCCCCGCAGGCGATCCTGTAGATCGTACAGAAACTGTTACTGGGCCTTTTGCGTTTGAAGTACATCGGCCTTGGCAAGCTCCGCAAGCCAAACAAACCTTTGACGAAGTCATGGCACAAAGAGTTAACAACTACATTCGCACAGGAGAAAAACTAAACCTGTGCTGGAGTGGTGGCATCGACTCAACCTGTTTGGTAGCAGGATTCTTAAAACATACCGCACACCTAGATCAATTACGTGTGCTTTATTCCCCATTCAGTGTTTACGAAAATCGCGAGTTCTTTGAATACTTGAAAACAAATTATCCTGCATTGGATATGCTAGATATCAGCGGTGATGTGTATTTAGAAACAGTGTTTGATGGCATCATGATTAACGGCCACGGCGGCGACGAGTTCACTGCTAGCCTTGACGAAAGCTTCTTTGATACTGTTGGATACCAAGGCTTACACAAACCTTGGCGTAGTTTAATAACCGATCCGGCACTCCAAGAATTTTGCACAGAATACTTTGCACTATCACAACGACCTATTGACACTGTGTTAGAAGCACGATGGTGGTTCTATGCGTCAGCTAAAACCCAGGTCTTTCCCCCACGTGATAGTATATTCACAACAACTGCCAGCACCAGTGCGTTCTTTGACTGTCAAGGTTTTGAAGATTACATGTGGCACAACACGGATCAAGTCATAGCCAACGACAACTATGCATCTTACAAACAGTTTATGAAACAATACATACACCGTTTTTATCCCAATGACACCCATCTCAAACTTGCTAGAAAAGTAAACAGTTCACAGTTTGTATTGTACACACGCAAGAAGACAGAACTATTGGGGCAACAATGGATTGCATATCTAAGTGACAGAACTGTTATACGCACCCCTAATCTGCCGTTGTTCAGTGAACGTGAATTTAAAAACACCTATGGAGACAGTCTTGAGTATCTATTCAAATATCATTGACGGCAAAATTCATACTGCAAAAACTGCGTTGCTGGAAATAGAGTTTTCAGCTACAGATAATGATCCTGCCACACAAGTATCTATTGTCATTGATAATCAAGTAGTACTATCAAAAAAATTGTCAAGCGACATAACTAAATTTGAATACGGCATTCCGGAACCTGTCATTGTTTATGGTAATACATCCAATACAGAAACTATCGAACACGAACTTCGCATTGAGGTCAGTGGTCGGCCAACTGGCGCCATGTTACACATACGCAGTATTTGTATCGAAGGTTTATGCATGCGACTGACCATGGAAGATTCAGGTGAATGCCAACTCGATGGTAAACCTGCGGTGCCGTCCGAGTACATGGGCCAGGTGGGTTACCAAAGCCTACGGTTTACCACCCCGATCTATCCTTGGCTCTTGGCCAACGAGCGCAAAGATACTTACTATTATCCTCATTAAAAAAATCAATGGCAAAATGCCTTGACTTAGCCATCTTCTATGCTATATAATAATGAATCAGTATAAACACTGAGTTTCATCAACCAAGGAGAAAATATGAAAACCGTAGGCGATAAATTAGCCCCATTTGCAGTCACAGGTGTCAAACCTGGACAACCCCAAGATGCTTTCTATACGATCACAGATCAATCGTTCGAGGGCAAGTGGAAAGTGATTGTGTATTACCCAAAAGATTTTACATTTGTATGCCCAACTGAGATTGTGGCCTACGACAAGTTGGCCAGCGACTTTGCTGACCGTGATGCTGTATTGCTCACCGGTTCAACAGACAATGAGTTCTGCAAAGTGGCCTGGCAAACAGCACACGCTGATCTCAAGAAGATCACACATCATCAGTTTGCCGACACACAGCGTGGTGAGTTGAGTCTGATTGAACAGCTGGGTGTTTTTTATGCTCCAGCAGGTGCCGCACTTCGTGCAACATTCATTGTTGATCCCAACAATGAAATCCAACACGTTACTGTGAACAACTTGAACGTGGGTCGCTCACCAGAAGAAACCTTGCGTATTCTTGACGCATTGCAAACTGGCGAACTATGTGCATGTAACCGTACTGTGGGCGGAGAGACACTATAATGGCATTCATCGACGCAGTTAAATCAGCGTTGCCAGACTACGCAAAAGACACCAAGTTAAATCTTGATGCTGTGCTTTTGCGTAGTACATTAGATGCAGATGTGGCTATGGGTTGTGCTGTGGCCGCATTGGCCGCAACTGGTAACGGAAAAATCCTATCAGTAATTCTAGCAGATGCGCCTGTACACGCAGAGTCAGCAATGACAGCCGCAAGTATTATGGCACAGAACAATGTATGGTATCCCTACGTTGAGATGGCCGATGATCCTGCTCTAAAAGGACTACCAGCTGGTCTACGCATGAATGCTATTGCCAGTCATGGTGGGACTACCAAGGCCAACTTTGAAGCATTCAGTTTGGCCGCCTCGATTGTGGGCAAGTGCCATTTCTGTGTGAAGGCACACTACGAGACGCTGAAGATGGAACAAGGTTACACCGTCGAACAACTTCGTGATATTGGACGTATTGCTTCGGTAATGAACTCGGTTGCAAAAGTTCTAAACAGTTGACCTAGAGGACGAAATCTGTTATAATAAGTTTCGTCCTACTTAAATAACTGTATGAGCAACGATCTAGCCAAATTTATAAACTCAAAACGACGTCACAAAACTGATGTGGCCATTGCTAGGCAAGTAAAAATTGCCAAATCGCATGGCACGTTTAATCAAGCAAATATTCGACAACCTCATCGATTGGCCAAACATCATGCCATGGACTGCGGTAATCCACATTGTTACCTATGTGGTAACCCACGTAAAACACACAAAGACAAACTCACAGCACAAGAAAAGCGATTGTTCCAAAACGTGGAAGTAATTCGCGACACACATTCAAATGGTTTAACAACAAAGGAAGATGATGAATAACGTACAAACTAGACAAGATGCACTGGCATACGAAGCAACCCTGGGACTCAGCAATGAGGCCGCAGTCGAAGCAGTGGGCAATCGATACGACTTGGTACTAATTGGTGCTCGTCGTGCCAGAGAACTAGGCCGTGGCGACCGACCACGAATTGATGGTCCCAAGCACAGTGCAGTGGTCACAGCTCTCAAAGAAATCGAGCTTGGACTTGTTGGTCGAGAGTATTTGTACAAGCAGTTGGACATCGAACCAAGACGTCGTCACAAGGATCATGGCGGATTCTGATCAATCAAATAGTGCCAAGGGTAGAGACAGTTTTGACATCACTACTGGCAATACCCTGGTACATTTTTTTAATCGCAACATAACACCCTACGCCACTAGCACTCTGGGGCCCACATTTGATCTAGTTCCTGTTGAGAAGCAAAAGGACTTGATGATCAATCATGCTAGGATGTATGCCCAGCAAGAGTACGATCGTATCATGGAACTGGTCTCAGTACTGGAAAAACAAGCACAAGACATTCGTCGTAGACTTGATGTGACTGACGCAGTATATGCCGCAGAATACAATTTTCAGATTGTGATGGGCCACTGCTATTGGTTGGTATGGCACAAGCGACACGGAAAAAATCTCCTGGTACTCACCGGACCCAACGACTGGAATACCGGTGTACCAGAAGATTATCAATACCTAATGCAGGTCCGATACATGGGCGATCATACCTGGCAAGAAATAATACCTTAGTGCTACTTGATTAGAATAGCTCTTTGTGCTATAATTACATATTAAACGGAGAACACAATGCCCTGGATTGAAAACGTAGCCGCCGCTGATGTGCCCATGAGGTATCATCACAATGCTGGCCCTAACTCGATGTTGATCCAAATTATGGATCCTGCACCCAGCTGGTGGCCGGAGCCGGCGCACGACTTTAAGGAAACTCATCGTTTTGAATTCTTGGATGCCGAAGACAAAGACGGCTTTCCTGACGAAGCCAAGATCTCAGACGAGCAAGCCGCAGAGATTGTGCGCCTGTTACAGCATGCATTGAAGAAGCGCATGAACGTGGTTGTACATTGCATGGCGGGCCTGTGCCGTTCAGGTGCAGTAGCAGAGGTTGGTGTTATGATGGGATTCAAGGACGCCGAGCGAACTCGTATTCCTAATCTGCGTGTCAAGCACCGGTTGATGAAACAACTGGGCTGGACATACGATGAAAATGAAAAGCCAGACGACGAAGCCTGGCGCCGGATGAA